AAATTTATTAACTACTAATTAATATTTTATCTAAAATAAACATTTCTACATTCATTAATTTCAGCATCAGTTGTAATATTTTCAATAATACTATTAAAAGATTCTCCTTTAGCTGATCGTATAATAAAATTAATAGAATATACACCACATTCAGAATCTTGTTTTTGATGTTGAATATTATTGTATCTAATATCAAATTTATTTAATTTATCACTTAACATAGTAATATATTTTGATGAATTTTTTTTATTTTTATTTATTTTTTTTAATAAACCGCCAATTTGTAATTCATTATTATATTTTTTTTTGTACATATAGTTTAAAATTTTATTATTAAATTTTTTTATTCTTGGACCTGGTTTATGACCTAATGAATCAAAATAATAAATTTGATTTTTTTTAAGATCAGTATATAATCCAACCCAGTGTGATCCTGATTTATCATGAGTATCTAAGTTTATAACTAATCCTATTTTTGTTTTTCCTTCAGTCACAAAATCATCAAAATCAATATTTGATAAACCAAATATTTCTAATTCTTGAAAATCATTTGGCAATGCACCCAAAAAAACAAAATCATCATATTTATTTTCATATTGATTTATAACATTATTAATATTTGTAGTACTTAGCCAATCATAACCAACAGAAGGTCCTGATGGTCTAAATGTATTATCATGTATTTCGTCATCTTTTATTTTTTTAACAATATCTGTACGTAACCAACATGTTTGATTAGAGCATGATTTAGAAAAAGCTTTAGTTAATTGATCAATCATATTTTTTTTATTATCGTTAATTTTAATTAAATTTTTAGTATTAATTTTATTATATTCAGCAGCAATTAATTTTAATGATTCAATAGAAAAACAAGATCCATCCATAAATTTTTTGTTAGGAGCACATTTTTTATCAGATGAATTCATATTACTATTATTTACATTTTTTTAAAATATTTTATCTAAATTAATTATATAATAATATGTCTTATGAAAAATATATTAAATATAAAACAAAATATTTAAATTTAAAAACTAAAATACACAATGAACGAATTCAATCAGGTGGCGGAAATAAAATTTTTACTGAAAATGACTTTATTCAAACTCTTGGATCTACTCCTAATTCTGAAATATTTAATAAAAATATTAATTTGGTAGGTGGTGCAAAAACAAAAAAATCTAACATTTATGAAAAATCATCATCTTCACAAAGTAATTCATCTTCACACAATAATTTATTATCTAATAAATCATCTTTTTCATCATATAATTTACCTAATAAATTATCATCTAGTAGATCATCTGAAAATAATAACAGTGATAAATCATTAAAATCAACTGATTCAAAAGATTTAAATAATGAAACATTTATTGGTGGAGCAAGAAAATTAAAAAAGAATAAAAATGTATTCAGTGAGTCAGATAGTGAATTAGATGACACAGAAAGTTCATTATTATCATTTTCTAGTGTAGATTCTACTGATTCATCTTTTAATTAATATCTATTGTAAATATTAATTAATTTTTTAATCGTTTAAGTAATTGTAATTATATTATATAATTTTAATATAATATGATTTCTATTTTAGGTATTGAACAATTAGATGAATTTATAATAAATAATACTGATAAAATATTATTATTATACTTTGGTGCAGACAGATGTAGACCATGTAATATATTAAAAGAAAGAATTGAAAATGAAAGTAAAAATGAAATGCCTAAATTATTGGTTTGTTATATTGATGTTGATTTGAAAGATAATGATGAAATTGCAGATATGTATGATATTAAAATGTTACCAACACAAATTTTTGTTAAACTTAGAAAAGATAATGTTAAAATTGTTGATAGGATTGATGGTTATGATTGGACAAAACTCATCATGATATATAATAAAATAGATGTTAGAACATAAAAATTGAATAATAATATAATTATAAACAAATAATTATATTATTAATGGATGAAAATTTTTCAAAATTCAAAATAATTAAAATAACATTATTAAGCACATGGTGTTATAATCTTCAAAATAATACTGATTGTACTATATGTAGAACTAATTTAAATTGTAATTCTATTTATGCAGAAGACAAAGGTATTGATTCATTTGTTGTATCGGGAATGTGTGGTCATTCCTTTCATAATGAATGTATAGAAAATTGGTTAAAACCAAATAATAGTTTTTCAAATAATCATTGTCCTATTTGTTCGACTAAATGGGTTTATAGAAAATAAATTTATTTTATAAATTAATGGAATTATTTTATTTTAATCAAGATAACACACAAAATATTATTGAATGTGGTATTGATGAAGCTGGAAGAGGACCACTTATTGGTAATGTATATGCTGCAGCAGTTATTTGGCCAATTAATTTAAAACCGTGTGAAAATTTAATTAAAGATTCAAAAAAATTATCTTCAAAAAAAAGGCAAAAAGCATTAGAATGGATTAATAAAAATATTCCTTATTATGGAATTGGTTATGCAACTAATCAAGAAATAGATAGTTTTAATATTTTAGAAGCAACAAAACTAGCTATGGAACGTGCAATAAATAACTTACAACTTAAACCAACTCATTATATTATTGATGGTATTGGATGGGAAAAAAAATTTAATAATTTAAATAATGTAAAATCAATTATTAAAGGCGATTCACATTATTATTCTATTGCTGCAGCATCAATATTAGCAAAAGAATATCATGATCAATATATAATGGATTTATGTGAATTATGTCCAGAATTAAATGATAAATACCAATTAAAATCAAATATGGGATATGCTTCTAAGAAACATATTGAAGGAGTAATAAAACATGGGTACTGTGAATATCATCGTAAATCATTCAAATTAAAATGTACTTAAAAAATTGATAATTTAATTAATTATATTATATCCATAAAATATTAATAATGGTAGATTCTATTAATATAAACTTATTAAATATATGTGTTCCAACTATAATTTATTCAAGGAGTAGTACAAAAAAGCAAAATAATATTAATATAAATTCAGCATCAATCAATACACAATGTCATTCGTGTAAAGATTTTTGTAAAAATAATAATTTAGAAGTTAAATTTATGAGATCAGAAACATGTAGTGCAAAAAATAAAAATAATCAAAAAAAATTATTAGAAATTATTGAACAATTTAATAATATAAATTTGGTTATTTTTGATGTATCAAGATTTAGTAGAAATATACTAAATGGAACTAAGATGATTGAAAAGTGTTTTGAAAATAATATTACTGTATATTTTGTTAAAGAGAATATACAAATAAAAAATCAATCTGATTTACCAAAATTTACATCTAGTTTAATCAATGCACATATTGAAAGTGATACAATCAGTTATAGATTAAATCAATCAATTAAATATAGAAAATCTATTGGAAATAAAATTGGAAAACCTAGATATGGTTTTACTAAAATTAAAGAAAATAATATTAGTAAATTTGTAGAAAATGAAAAAGAACAAATTATTATAAAAATAATATTAAAACTAAAATTTGGAGGTTTAATATCAGATTTAGATAAATTAACAATAAAATTAATTAATAAAAATTTATTAAATATTGATCGTACTGATAATATAATAATGTATGGTAATTATAATGATAGTAATATTGCATATTTATTAAATTATAATGGTATAAAATATAAAGAAAATGAGTGGGTTGCGTCAAAAGTAACTAATATAATTAATCATAATTTAATGGAACAAACTAAAATAGAAAATATTTTAGATGAAATATTATTTGAATTTAGTAAATTTTTAACACCTGAACTAAAATTAGAAATTAAAGAATATAAAAAAATATATTATGTTATATTAAATAAAATATCTGAAATTAATGGATATAAAATTATTAAAGATAAAAAATATGAAATTAAAAACTGTAATTCCATTTATGATATAAAAAATATTTTAAATATTTATAAAGTTAATTTTAGAGTTTGGACAGAAGATAATATTATAGAATATATTAAAGATTATATTAAAATTAATAAAAAAAGAAAAGTATCTAATATCAACAGTATCTAATATCAACAGTATCTAAATTTTTTAAGTCTAAAAATTCATTATTATCTTCATTATTATAAATTATTTGTTTATGTTTACTAATTTCAGATTCATCAATAATATTTATTATTTTATTTTCTTCTACTTCATATATTTTAATAACATAATTATTATTTTTATAAAATTTTCTTCTTACCATTCCTTGTCTAGAAAATGAGGGTAACTGATCAACTATATCAACAATAATAGGTTGAACTTCGTGAACTTTTCTTAAGATTCTACCAACTGTTTGTTCAATTTCTTTTCTTGGTGTTGTCATTACTAATGTATTTAAATCAGGTATATCTAATGCTTCACTTGCCATTGAAAAAGTACCAAAAATTACTTGTGCTTTTTCAGATTCATCAAGTTTAGATTGTTTCATACCACCAATATAAAAACTAGTAGTAGCTAATTCTAATTTATCTAATATTTCTTTTAGTTTATTTAAATGTTCAATTCTATCACTTAATACTAACATTTTTCTACCATCTTCTAATAACAATTCTTTTATTTGTTCAACAATAAATTGATTTCTTATATCAATTTCAACTATTTTATTTATGGTTTTAGATCTATTAATTGTACCGTCATATAATTTATATTCTTTAAATGTATTATGTATAATATTATATTTAAATATTTTAACTAATAATGTATTAGTTTTTTCAGAGGGAATTGTATATAAAATAGGACCAAAATACCAATATAATACTTTTTCTAATTTATCTTGTCTTTTTGGCGTTGCTGTTAGTGATAATGTTTTTTTACAAGCTATTATTGGTAATGCTCTTGAAAAGTATTTTGATGGTGCGTGATGTGCTTCATCAAAAATAACCAAACCAAAATCTCTAAATATTTCAGTATCATATTTATCTTTTGCAATTGATTGTAACATGCCAATAACAATTTGTTTACCATCTATATCTATTTTATTTTGTTGAATTATTCCCACATTAACATCAGTAAATTGTTCAGCTCTTTTTTTCCATTGATTTAATAAAAATGATTTATGAACAATAACTAATGTTTTTACTTTAAATATTGATGCAATATATAATGATAATGTTGTTTTTCCAAATCCAGGTCTTAAACATAATAAACCACCATCTTCTAATTCTAATTTTGGTAGAACAACATTTATTACTTCTTTTTGATCATCACGTAATATTCCCTTAAAGTTAATATTAACTGTTTCTCCAATTACTTCTTTATTTTTACTAGGTTTTCCAAATTTACTTAAACCATAATATTTTGGAACACATAAATATTTATCATTTTCTAAATATACAGGAAATGCTTCTGGTTTTTGTTTTTTATTAAATATTAAATGAGGTACAACTGTTAATTCTTCTTTAATTTTATCAATATATGTACAATATTTTTTATTAATTAAATAGCCTTCTTTTGATATAATATTTTTATTTTCAGTCATTATTATTAAAGTAATAATATTAAGTTTTTAAATTTCAACTTTATTTTAATTTAGTATAAAAAAAATATATACATATCTATATATGCAAACACAAACTTTACAATCTGATCGTGTTGTTGTAACAGTACTTGCCATTGTTTTAATTTTATTTGCTAGTATAGCTGCACCTAAACTTCCTAAATCTGTTACAAAACATTTAGAAAATCCATTATTTAGATTAATTATTTTTATTTTTATTGGATATTTAGCAACAATAGATATAGTTGCAGCAATTATTGCAGTTATTGCTGTTTTAGTTTCTTATCAAACTTTATCAGTACATAATTTAACAGATAACATGGTACAAAAAACAAATGATGTAATTATTAAAAATACATTAATACATGCTCCTATTGTACTTAATGAACAATGTGATACAACTAATAAAAATGAAATAAATTATCAAAATAATAATATTCCTGAAAATTATGAAGAAATTAAATGTATTATTAATGATTATTTAATATCAAATATTGAAGAAGGGACATATCTAGATTCTCATACTGTTATTAATAATATTATTAGTCAAAATCCATCTTTTGATCCAATAATTGTTAACAAAGCAATTATTGATTTATTAACTTCAAGTGAAAGTGTATTAGAGATTAATAATGAAATTCCAATTAATTTATTATGCAATAGTAATATTATTAACGATAGTCAATTCATTGATACTATTGATAATAATGGTGATATTATGGATAATAATCAATTTGCTGATAATAATCAATTTGCTGATAATAATCAATTTGCTGATAATAATCAATTTGCTGATAATAATCAATTTGCTGATAATAATCAATTTGTTGATACTATTAATAATAGTCAATTTCATGATATCGTTAATAATGGTCATTTTCATGATATTATTGATAATAGTCAATTTTTTGATAATAGTCAATCTCATGATATTATTAATAATAGTCAATCTCATGATAGTCAATCTCATGATATTATTGATAATAGTCAATCTCATGATATTATTGATAATAGTCAATTTGCTGATATAATTGATAATAGTCAATTTGCTGATATAATTGATAATAATCATAATTTTGATTACACAAAAATAATTAATGATAATACAGTATATGTTCCAAAAGATGATAGTTTACTTAATGAAAACAATAATTATTTACATCTTGATAATATATTAGAACCTTATAATAATAAAAAAAAAGTAACTTTTTCTAACACAATAGATATAATGGAAATAAATAATAATAATGTAACACACTCATCAAAAAATAATATTAAAATAAAAAAAAGTAAAAAACTATTACAAGGAAAAGATGATGTAAACATTGAAAAAAATTTAGAGTTATTAAATTACAGTTTAATAGAAGGAACAAATAATTTATTAACTGATTCATGTTCAAATAAACATAAAATGAATTTTAATTGCATTAATTTACCAAAAATTAATGATGATATATTTGGATACTCAAATGATATTGAATTAACTGAGTGTATATAAATAATTTTATAAATTAAAAGCTAGATAATAGATAATTTATTACCATAAATTAAATAATTTGTAAGTGCATTTGACATTATTACTAATTCTTCATCAGTTAAAATTTGATCCCAAATAAATACATATGATAAAGCCCAATTACATGGTTCATAATTGTTAATCATTAATGTATCTCCACCAGAACCACCATTATTTGTTCCAACTGCTACATTATCTATTAAAATATTGTTTGGTTTAGATGATCTATTTTTACCACATGCAACAAGCCAATCAGTAGCAATCCCATTATTTTGATTAAGTGATTGAAATGAATTATAATGAAAAACACCTCTTCTACCCCAAAAATGACCATGTAACCAATTTATACGACCTGGTTGATTAATATATTTATTATTTAAAATTCTACCATTAGATACACTAGTATATCTTGTTATTGAACATATAGTAAAAGAAGCAGGAATACTATTTTCAGGCCATTCAACTTTTGATGTTGTAGAACCAAAAATATATGGTATACTAACTAAAGCACCATTACCACTTGCATTAGCTAATGTAACACCTACACAAGTTGCATTTCTTCCATTTCCTCTTAATTCATATAATATATTATTCTTATAAGATTCTGCTGAATAAATACCCCATGGTGATTTACTCTTAATTAAATTTTTAAATAATGAAGTATTTAGATTATAATTAGCTAATTTTGATGCAGGTAAATTTGATACAGCTACTATCGATGCAGCTACTCTTGAACCAGCTAAATTTGATCCAGTTAAATTTGATGCTACTAAATTTGATGCAGCTAAATTTGATCTACCTAAATTTGATGCTACTAAATTTGATCCAGCTAATTGAGAACCAGCTGATATTGATCTAGCTAAATTTGAAACAGTTAAATTTGATCCAGCTAATTGAGAACCAGCTGATCTTGATCTAGCTAAATTTGATGCATCTAAATTTGATGCAGCTAATTGTGAATCAGCTACTCTTGAACCAGCTACATTTGAACCAGCTAATTGTGAACCAGCTACTCTTGATCCAGATAAATTTGATGCAGCCAATTGTGAACCTGCTAATTGTGAACCTGCTAAATTTGAACCAGCTAATTGTGAACCAGCTACTCTTGATCCAGATAAATTTGATGCAGCCAATTGTGAACCTGCTAAATTTGATCCAGATAAATTTGATCCAGCTAAATTAGATCCAGCTAAATTTGAACCAGCTAATTGTGAACCAGCTACTCTTGATCCAGTTAAATTTGATGCAGTTAAATTTGATGCAGTCAATTGTGAACCTGCTAAATTTGAACCAGCTAATTGTGAACCAGCTA